CTCATTTAAAAATGAAAAAAGGAAAAACATTCAAATTAGAATTGTTTAAAGATGCCAAATGTTATTTTGGTAGTGTCGATACGACAGAATTAAAATCAATTTATTTAGTATTACAAACATGGGTAACCCCAAAAATGGAAAAAGAAAATTGGAGTATTACTGTAGGTTCTATCACAAGAACAATAAAACATAAAATTTTAGAAGTTGCAAATAAAAAATTATTTAAAGACCACTTTATTGTTGATATGGATTTAAGGACAAGTGGTATAAGATTAAAAAAATCATCATTTTTAAATTTAGAAATAACTTTCTTTACAAAACAAGATGTCGAATTTAAATCAAATGAAATATCCGAAGAACTAACAAAAATAATCAATAAAATTTATAAAGAGGTTTTATCTGATTCAAAATTTTTCACAATTCAATATGCCAAAACAAAAGAAAAAATGAAAGTTTAAATAGTCCTTATATTTATAATGAAAAAAGGATTATGAAAATTTTAGGACCAAACGAAACTGGTAAAGGTATATTAATCGAATATGATGCGGGTAGTATTTCTTGGAAAGATTCTTTAAACGAGAATTTTGCACAAATTAATAAAACCCAAATCGACCATTCAAAACCTTTTGTGTTTTATGCAACATTGCAAAAGTATGGGGTACCAAATAGAAACGGAAGAGTTTACCCTGAAAAAATATTAAAAAGAGAAGCGGAAAAATATAAATCATTAATTCAAAAAGGTTTATCAACTTCAGAATTAAATCACCCTGAATCTTCATTAATTGATTTGGACAGAGTATCGCACATAATTGATGATGTATGGTGGGACGACAATGTTTTAATGGGTAAGTTAAGATTATTGACATCACCAGGTTTTCATGAAAGAGGTGTTGTTTCTACTAAAGGTGATATCGCCGCAAACCTAATGAGACAAGGGGTTACTATGGGTATATCTTCAAGAGGTGTTGGTTCTTTAGCTAAAAAAGGTGAGCACAACGAAGTTCAAGAAGATTTTGAAATTATATGTTTTGATTTAGTTATGAATCCGTCTACACCTGGTGCGTATCTTTATTCTAATAAAGATGACAGAAAATTATATGATGAAAATATTGACGCAGATAAAAAAGACAAACAAGAACCAAGAATTGATGGTGGATTAGGAAAATCACTTGACTTAATGGCAAAATTGAACGATTATTTGGGACATAGATAAAATTAAAATTATGGACGAAAAATATTTTGTAGCAAAAGTTCAATACGACTTAATTGACGAGAACTCAGGAAAAATTAAAAAAATCAGAGAAGAAAAACTTGTTAAAGGTTATAACGTAACCGATGTCGAAGCTAAAGTCACTGATAAATTCAAAGGATTTCAACACGATTGGAGAATCACTTCAGTAGCTGAAAGCAAAATTGATGAAGTTTTTGAATAAAAAATTTTAAACTTAAAAGTTAAATTAAAACCCGAGAAATCGGGTTTTTTTATTTTAGTGCCCATACAAAACTAACTTTTTTATCAAATGGATATATTTATATGGAAAATAAAACAAATTTTTATTGCAAAAAATGAATTCAGAAAAAAAATCATTGGTTGAAGAAGCTCTTTTACAAATGAAGAATTTGGAAAATGTAGTTTCTGAAAACGCAAAGGGAATACTTGCTTCTACAATGAAGGAAGAAATCGAAGAATTAGTAAAAGAGTCTTTATTTGAAGAGACTGACGAAGAAATGATGGCAGATGAATCTTACAACACAGAAGGTACTCACATGGGTATGTATGAAGATGAAGACGAAGATTCTATGACTATCGACATGACAGCATCTGACGACGCTGGTGATGAAATGTCTATGACAGATGATATCACTATGATGGGAGATGATGATGACATGATGGGTGATGAAATCGAACCTTTAAACATGGTAGGTGCATCAGACGAAGAATTAATGAAAATTGTTATGGGAATGGGTGACGACGACAGACTTATTGTTCAAAAAATGGATGATGAGTTAGATATCGACGTTTTAAACCAAACAGACACAATGACATTTCCATTAGGTGGTGGTGAAGACTTATCAGAACCATCAATGGACGATGATGATTCTACTGATGAACTAGCAGAAGAAGTTGTTTATGAAATTGAAATCTCTGATGATGATGAAGATGGAATGGGTGACTATGATGATGAAAAAGAAGGTATGATGGAATCTAAAGAAAAAACCTATGTAGGTGTAGGTATGGGTAAAGGACCTGGTAAGGTATCGTACAAGGGTGAAAACATTCACAAAGGACCTCATGGTAAATCAGCACCTGAAGCTAAAAAATACGTTAAAGGTGAATTCAAAGAAGGTCAAGGTTATGATGACCATGAAGATGAAAAAGAAGGAATGAAACATGGGGCGTTATCTAAGAAAGATTTAAAATCAATGAAATCAAGAAGAGATGATGCTGGTTTTGAGACACGTGAAGATGAAATGAAAGAAGCTTCAAGAACTTATGGTAATGGCTCAAGAAATTATCCTGAAAGAGGTCTTCCAAAAATGAAAGTTGTTACTAACAAAGCTTTAGAAGAAGAAGTTAGAGTTTTAAGACTTAAAAACGAAGAATACAGAAAAGCATTGAACATCTTTAGAGAAAAACTTAACGAGGTAGCAGTTTTCAATTCAAACTTGGCATACGCAACTAGATTGTTTACAGAACATTCTACAACTAAACAAGAAAAAATAAACATTATGAGACGTTTTGATAACGTCGAAACAATCAAGGAATCAAAAAATCTTTATTCACAAATAAAAAATGAATTAGGTGGTAAAGAAAATACAGTTGTTAAAGAATCTATCGTAGAATCTATCGATAGAACACCAACTAAAGGTTCAACAAACTTGGTTGAGAACAAGACATACGAAAATCCACAATTCTTAAGAATGAAAGATTTGATGTCAAAATTAAACAAATAAACTAAACAAAATTTAAAAAAATAAGAAAATGGGAGCATTATTAGAATCAGGTCTTGTTGGTAACATCGGTCTTAAGCACCTTAAAGTTATCAAAGAAGATACAATCAACAAATGGGACAGATTAGGTTTCTTAGAAGGTTTGAGAGGTCATGTTAAAGAAAACATCGCTCAACTTTACGAAAACCAAGCGTCTCACTTAATCAACGAAGCTGCAAGCACAGCATCAGACGGTTCATTTGAAACTGTTGTATTTCCAATCGTAAGAAGAGTTTTCTCTAAATTATTGGCTAACGACATCGTTTCTGTACAAGCTATGAACTTACCTATCGGTAAATTGTTCTACTTTGTACCTAAAATTCAAAACTACCAAACAGGAAATAACAGTGGTATTGACCCAACAAATGGTGGACAACACTACGCACCTTACGGAGCACCTAACGGTCCTTCATCACCTGACTCAGGTTATGATTCTACGGCTAAAAACTTGTATGATAGATTCTACGAAGGTAACGAAGCTGCGTTAGACCCTCCAGGATTGTTTGATTATTCTAAAGGTCAGTTTAGTGCTAGAACAGTTACTGCTTCAACAGTAGTATGGAATGGTACTCAATTAACTCCTTCAGGATACGGCGCTAATTCTGAATTCAGAAAAGTATTGATTGGAATGTCAGGTTTCAACTACGCTGGTGAAGGTAAATTAATCGGTCCTAACGGTAACGAAATGGATACTGAAGAATTTTTATCATCATTAACAGTTCAACAAAACACTGGAACAGCTGCTATGGGTGTTCAAAATGGTTTTTCAGGAACTTCATTAGGTTCGGGTAACTTGTTATTCAGAGTTGTAACTCAAAAATACGGTAAAGGTATCGTTCAATACGGTTCTCAATACCAAACAACGTTCCCAACTGATGGTAACGGTGGTGTTTATGATAACATCTGTTCACAAGATGGTGTTATTTACTTAGAAATTGATACTCAAGTACCATGTTCAGTAGGTGCAGGTTCTTTAGATGGTTATTCAGGTGTTACAACTGCAACAGGTTATTCATCAACAATTAACGTTTTCACTTGTACTTACAGAATTTACAAAGAATTGGAATTTGAAGACCAAATTGGTGAAGTTTCATTTGACCTTGAGTCTGTAACAGTATCAGTTACTGAAAGAAAATTAAGAGCTCAGTGGTCACCTGAATTAGCTCAAGACGTTGCAGCATTCCACAACATTGACGCTGAAGCTGAATTGACGGCTTTATTGTCTGAACAAGTTGCGGCTGAAATCGACAGAGAAATCTTGAGAGATTTGAGAAAAGGTGCGGCATGGACTTTACGTTGGGATTACAACGGTTGGAAAAGAGGTACAACTGCAAATCCATTAACACAATACACACAAAAAGATTGGAACCAAACGTTGATGACAGCAATTAACCAATTGTCAGCTCAAATCCACAAATCTACTTTGAGAGGTGGAGCTAACTGGATTGTTGTTTCTTCTGAAATCAGTGCTATCTTTGATGACTTGGAATACTTCCACGTTTCAAACGCAGCTCCTGAACAGGACCAATACAACATGGGTATTGAGAGAGTTGGTACATTAGCAGGTAGATACCAAGTTTATAGAGACCCTTATTTCCCACCAAACACATTGTTGTTGGGTCATAAAGGTAACTCATTGTTAGACACTGGTTATGTATACGCACCTTATGTTCCTCTACAGTTAACTCCAACAATGTATAACCCATTCAACTTCACACCAATCAAAGGTATCATGACAAGATACGCTAAGAAGATGGT